ATAGTTCGAACAATTCATTCGCAGTATTATCGTTCATATATTTGATCGACTTTAAACCTTTGACAATTGTATTGCTACTTCTGTCAAATGAGTATTTGCTTTGTGCTTTCCCAAATTCAGGAGGAATAACATTTATACCGAAATGTTCCAGTTCATGATAAATTTGCTCGGTCTTATCTGTATCGTCTTCATAAATATTCAACACAACTGAATAGTACTCAAGTGGGTAATTGGCTTTTAAATATGCTCCATAGACGGAATCATAGGCAACAGATAATGAGTGAGATGAATTGAAGCCATAATCAACAGCATCTTCAATGATTTTCCATACCTTTTCAGCATTCTCTTTACTTCCTGTTTTATCGATGAAACCATTAATAAACCTATCTCTAATTGGCTCAATAATCCCCTGTTTCTTCTTAGCAATAGCTTTTAATAACGAATACGTTTCATCCTCTTCAAATCCAGCATAAACCAATGTAGCCATGATTGATTCTTGGTAAAGTACAAAATTATCCGATGTCTCTAGAATTTTATCAAACTCAGGAATTCCATACGAAAACTCTTCCCTATTTAAAAATATTTGTTTCATACTCTCAAATGAAGGACGAATCGCAGCAACAAAACCAGATAGCTCCCTTACTGATTTCGGACTATACTGAGTTACCTGATGAATAGCATTATCCGTACCCGTTTGATTGAGAGTAGCTGTCAATCCTTTAGAATATAAATCCCAAACCTTTTGATCACTTTCAATTAAAGTGTTTAACTCACGGATATTATCAATCTTCTTATCAAGCATTTCATATGTATCTGCAATAATTTGCCATACTGTTACGCTTAAATAGTCATTCTTTAAGAATTTCCATGAATCTGAAGTAGTTGAATCAATTACTGCACACAACTCATCTCCAACTTTAATAACACCTATCTCCTCAGATATTGGCTTATCTAACAAGCAAATTGCACATGGGTGAGGAGATACAGAATCAATAACACCTACGAATCGTTTTGATTCTTCAATAATTGAACCCCATTTTTCATGATTCTTATGTTTATCCAAATCCTTAGCTACTTCATTATATTCGCTCATTTCAAAACCTTTTGCTCGACATAAGTTACGAAAAGCAGATGATTGTTGCATTGTACCGTAAGCAGTCATGTAATAAGCATTATCATTACCTAATATATCTAATGTAGCTTTTAAGAATGGTTTAGGATTACTTGTATTAAAGTCGATATCTGGCAACGATTTAGACTCTAGGATACGTGATTTACTCATAAACCTAGTTGGGAATAACGTAACTGGTGATTCAAGTCTGTCAATTTCGGTGAATCCTAACAACTTATTTACATAGAAAGATGGTGCAGACCCCCTTCCCGTTCTAGTTAATACCCCTTTATAATCATTTACCGCTTTCTTAATCACTTCATAGTTTAATAAGAAGTAGTCCTCCATCTCTGTTTCTTCAATAATTGAGGCTTCAAAACGAATAGCTTCTAAGTATTCCTTATACCTTTCTTGAGGTATATGTTTTCTATCTTCTATCCAACTATCTGTAATTATCTTCTTTAGCTTAACAACTTTTTCTTCATGAGATAACTCAGGATAAAGGGTTGGCATTTTAATATTTTTATCCATTACAATGTCCTCGAAATCATCGATAAGCAAAGTGTTCTTCAATGACGATTCCACTTGTTCACGAGTGAATACACCTTGCTTCTCATATCTCTTGAAAATTGTATCTGAATCTGGATAATCTAAGATGAATCCCTCTTCTTCTGGATAATAAATATTCTTGCCATTTAAAAATATTGTGCGATACTTATCATCTTCCTCATAAATGTAATGAGAATCTGTTGCATGAATAAATGGGATTTCGTACTTATTATGCAACTCAAGTATTTTCTTATTGTATTCAACTTGCATTGGGTGAGTATTGTCATGAATTTCTAGGTAGAAGTTATCGCCAAAATAATTAAAGATAGGTTTTACAAAGTTTTCTTCGTAGTCATCATGTTTATTAATATAGCTAATTACACATGTAGATGTAACTACAACATCATTAGGATTCAATGAGAATAGCAATTCCTTATCAATTCGAGGTTTATGGTAATATCCTGTTTTATTTGCTTCAGACATAATCCTTAACATTTGCTTCATGCCATTTTTGTTCTTGGCTAATATCATTAAGTGTGAATTGGAACGATCCTTTTCAAATCGATTTTCAACGTAATAATACTCAATTCCAAATACAAATTTAAGGTTATATTGTTTTGCTACATCATAGTATTCAAAAATATTCCCTGCATAACCATGTTCAGTTGTTGCTAACGATGTATGCCCAAGCTCAATCGCTCGCTTGGCATAATCTTCAACTTTAGCGATACTATCTGGTGTAGAGATATTACTATAATGGGTATGCTTGTGATAATTATTGTATCTCATTTACATCACTCCTTTATGTATTATTTATTAAAACAGACTTTTAAATTTGCTTTTCTTATTGTATTCTTTTAGGAACGGACAGATTTCCCTATGTGAACATAATGTGTTGCAATAGAATGAATCTTTTTTAAGATTTAAAGGCTTCCACTCATCTATATTGCTTGTATCCTTATCTTCTATTTCTGCAATTGTATTTAATATGTATTCTTTAACTTCTTCAATTTTATCTTCAGTAACATCGTATTCTAATAAGCAATCTTCTAACCAGTATTTATCTGTGATAGAAGTCGGAAGACTATGAAAATCATTAGTTTCTAGTGCTTTATCTAATGTCATTATTACTTCGATTTCATCTAAACCGTCTGATAATAACTCCTTCTGAAAACTGTCGTACATTTCCTTTATCAGCTTTCCTCTATTGACCATTTTCCGTTTAACATTGCCATTCTTTTGTACATGACAAATGTATATATACTTCAACATGTTCCACATTACTTTATCAATTTTAATTCCACTTGTTTCTTCTAACCCTAACTTGTAAACGATCAATTGTCTTCCAGCATGTATTAACTTTGAACCAGTAAATTTAGAGGATGTCTTCCAGTCGATAATATCAGTTTGATTTTCACCATGTTCTCGTAAAGCATCAATGAAGCCCATTAAATATTTGTCGCCAATCTTAGTAATAAACATTTTTTCAAGTGTAAACTCACCTTCTAATTTCTTAAACGTTTTTGCGAAATGGCTCATATCATTAATAAAGGAAGTTTTAATTGATTCACTTGGGAAGTCAATATCCATGATTTCTAACTCAAACACTTTATCGTGTAGCTTTTGAGCGAAATCAAAGTTATCTATATCAATCTCATTTCGATAAGCTTTTTCTATCGTGTCATGCGTAAACGATCCAACTTCCGAGTAACAATTGCCTAATCCTCTGTTTTTATTTACGTATGTATTGTAATACTCAAACTGGCATTGATTAAAAGTGTTAATCCGAGAAATTGAATAAATGGTATGTCCTTCATTTCTTAATTGTTTTAGTAGCTCTTGCTCCTTCTCATTACCTATATTATGCATAGTTTTCCTCCCTTATTATATCCACGTTACATAATTCTTTATTAATTCTTTAATAGCTGCCTTTGGTAAATCTGCCGGACTGTCCTTGCTTCCCTTTTTTAAGATATCTCCATCACGATCATATATGTATCCAACTTTATTGTTAAAGTAAGAGTTAAACTTCAATTTCTCAGCAAGACTATGTGATTGTTCTCTATTCAATCCTTCATCTAATCCAATGATTATTGTGTCAGGAAACAATGAGTTAATATTATTTGCTTGGAAATCACTTAAAGAATTGCCACCTAAAGCTAACGAGCAATCAATACCTTTACTTCTACACTTTAATACGCTTTTTTCACTCTCAAATAATAAAGCCATTTTGTCTCTTTGTATGTATTGATAGTTATGACTGAATCCATAAAGTGTTCTGGATTTCGGGAATTTTAAAATCGGATACCACTTATTTTCGTAAGGTTCAACTTCATCCTTATTCAACCTTCCCATTAATCCAATTAACTCGCCTTTTAAATTGTACCAAGGCAATACAATCCTATTAGAATTCCAATCATATCCGATTTTAAATTCTTGTTGCGTTTCATAATTAATACCTTCTTTTATGAACCTTCTGCTTGGCATAATTAAAAAGTCATTTAATACACTTTCATCATATATCTGTAAATCAAAGATATCTCCATCTTCAATAATCTTTTCAATCTCAAGAAAAATTCCACTGAAAGCTAAATCACATTCAATTTCTTCTTCTGCTGCATCTTCATACCCAATTACATTAGAGATGAATTCAAGTGTTTTCGGGAAAGAGAGCTTCAACTTTTCTTTTACTAATGTTATTAAATCCCCATCTAACCCCGTCTTGAAATATGTAGCTTTTAAAGTATCTTTGTATATGCGAATGGAAGTAGGGTTTGAATCTTCGTCCCATGCACATCTGTATTCTTTACCTTGTGAAAATTTATCACTTGTGTAACAAAATCCAGACTTATGTAATATTAATTCTATTAAATCTGGATTATTTATTATTTGCTCTTTTAAAGCATGTACATCCACTCAAACTTCACATCCTTAGCGATTTTGATGTGATACAGTACAATACCCAATCTCTTTCCATGAATTCCATGCACCATCAAACTGGAATAACATACAGATATCGTCTTCATCATTACGTGTTTTATCTAAAAACATAATTCGATATTTCTTATCCCTACTAAGATCAAAGTATTCCTTAATACCATTGATTTTCCCTGTTAATGGGTCTTTTTTATATTTCCAAGGCTTAACATCATATTTTTCTCCAGTATATTCATCATCCCATAACTTTCTCATTAAGACTAACTCAGATACAATTTCTTTTACCCCTTTTGCACCAGAAAGAGCTGCTGCGGTTAGGTATCTATTATTCTCCATATATATTGCTAATTGCATAGTAATGATAATCCCAATATCTTCTTTTTCTGCTACTTGCAATAATTGCTTAGATGCTTCAATTAGCTCTCCGGTCATTTTTTCCGATGCAGAGTTTTCAGCCTTAAATGTATCAAAAATACCATATTTAAATCCTTGTTTGCTCATTTTTCTAAATACACGTTTAACATCTTCAATACTATAATCGTAAATCTTTACAAATTTAATGTTGCCTTTGTAATGATCATTCCAGTATTGTTGAGCTTCTTTTATCTTGGCTTTTTGTTCTTCGTTAAATCCACCCGTCTTCTGTTTCTTACGTGGCAATCCAAAATACTTTATTTTTTGCGAAAGTATTGTAGCTAGGAATATATGTCTCCACGCATCAATATTCATTTCATTGGCTACGATTACCAATTGTTCACCTTGGTCTAGGATAGGCATTACATATGTATTCATAACAAAACTTGTTTTTCCTGTTCCCGAAAACCCTGCAAATACTTGCACATTAGAACGATGAAGTCCTAGCGTATGGTAATTTAATATTGGTGCAGTTGATTGATAGCTTAATCCTTTTTCAGCACCAATATCACAGTTTTCAACAAACTCATCTGGTATATCTAAGTCTTCGATTTTTACTCCACCTCCACGATTTAAAAATGTATTATCTAGTTGATATTCAAAGTAATCGTATAGTTGAGTAGTAGTCATTTTTGAGAATAGGTCTAAGCTTTCAATGACGTTAAATCCTTTTTTATATAAACTTAACAGCATGTTGTGTTTAATCAACGAATCATAATAAGCTTCAATGTTGTCAGCATTAATAATTTTCTTCATTGATTGAACGGCTTTATATCCACCTTTTAATTTAAAAGCATTGAATATTTCTTTATTATTACTTACAAAGCTATGGATTGAAGCATCATCAAACGATTTAATCCCTACGTTGTACATATCTAAACCAAGCGAGTAATAAAATTTTCCATCGCTACTTATTAAATCTTTGCTTGGGTTGATATCGGAATAATCGTCATAATGCTCGGGATTTTTCCACATGCAGAAAACATAAGACATTTCCAGCAACTCTCTATTTTCCAAAAGTTCATAAGCATATGATTCAACCACATCATTATCAAATTTACCTTCAAATCGTTTATTTCTTTCATCTTTGTATTGAATCAAAGTTCATCATCTCCTAAAAATGATAGAATACTCTCTTTTTCCTTCTTTTTAACCACCTGAGTATCCATTTCAACATCATTCATTATTGCCGTGTTGATTGTTTTATGAGCACTTCTCTTCTCAATTTCTTCTCTAATCCTTTGTGTTTTATATACATCATTAATCTTGGATTCTACAATGGTCATTATGTAAGAAGTCATGCCAAATTCTGATTCAAATCCTTTGTTATTTATTGCCCATAAGATATTATCCTTACATTGATCAAACGTTTCTCTAATGATTTCATATGTATAAAACCCTCTAAGTTTTTGAATTCTTTTTACCAATGACGAAGGGAAAATCATGCCTTTTTCATATCCTAATAGGTTCTCTAATACGAAGGACATTAGGCTCTTGTATTTATCCTGTTCGATTAATTTAATCTGTTCTTCTTTCATCGCTTCATTAAACTCATCTTCAGAACAGTAATATTTGAACCTAGTCTTTTCTACGTTTATAGGGTTTTTGAATGCCATATCACTTGATATTTTGTTTCCACATCTTTGACATTTTACTAGTCTAGCCATACTCTATTCACCTCTTTTTATAAAAATAGGAGAGAAAATTAATCCTCTCCTATAAATTTAATTATGTATTAAGATAAGATTCTAACTACTTCTTCCAAGACTGCTGTCGGAGTTGTTTCATATTCCTTCAACGAGGAATTATGTTCTTGCATAAATTTAGCTGATTCAGTCTTAGCATCATCACTTGCTGTTCCGTATAGAGTTTTAATCTCTTTGACTAACTCTAAATTACGAGCAGTATCAACTTTATTTTCCGTTACTTCTTCAACAGCTTTCTCAATCTTTTCTTCACGTTCTTTTTCTTGCTCAACTTTGGCTTCATCAATTGATTTTTTATTTTTTTGCTTATTATGTTCAGCTAAAATTGCATCTTCTACAGCTTTGATAAACTCATCAACATCTAATTTGATTTGTGGTGTAATATCCTCGAATCTTGATTTAGAATCAATTGTGAAATTATCATCTCGGAATGTAATAATACGTTTTTCATCAGCGATTTCTCCAACAGTTTTAGCTTTACCCATTTTATCTTTTGTAGTTTTCTTATTAATGGTACGGTCAATAGACGCAACCCCTAATACATGGAGTTTTGTTTTAATACCTTCAAAGTATTTGTTTAACATGTTAGTAGTTAATACGTCATATTCTTCACTTGTCACTGGATCAATTTTACTTCTGCGTTTTGTGTGCCCAATACAGAACATATTTACTCCAACTTTTTTAAGTTCCCAAATCTTTTCTGTTACTAATTCAACTGCTTTTTCTTCTCCTCGTTGGAATCCTCCCCAACTTGCAGAAATCGAACTAACTTTTTTAGCTGGATCAGTTTGCTGTTTATTCCACAAACGTACAACTTCTGGCTCAACGATTTTGAACAATTCATCAAGAGTATCGTATACAACTACTTTTAAATCTTTGTAATCTGTATTACGATTCTCAATGATATCATCAACAATTTCCTCAAAAGTCGCCCAATCTGGCACTTCTTCAAATACCGCATCTGCAATTGCGTCAACTGCATCCTCTTTACCTAGTGATAATAATAGATATCCATCTTCCCCTACTAGTCGTTCACAAACTTCAACTGCTAAAGTTGTCTTACCAATACCAGACTCACCAATTAATCCTACATTGTAATCAAATACGTTTAGTTTAATTTTATTCTTTTTCCCAAATTTACGTCCCATTAATATATCATCCTTTTCTAATTTATTTAATATTTATTAAATATAATTCTGTTTCAAATACATCTCTTGCTAATAGCCCTGAAATGTATCCTACGTTCCTTCCGAGGAATTCAGATGCTTTACTCATACTTCTAAACTCTAAAGTTTCACTTGTATCTTTATGTATTAATTTTACTTTCGTAGCAGTTTTAATCAACTCATTGTCAAAAGCATGATTATTGTTTTCTTCATGATTACACCATTCTAAGTTGCCTACTGAATTATTCAACCTGTCACCGTCAATGTGGTTGATGTATTCCTTACCTTTAATAGTAGGTATAAATGTCAGAGCTACCAATCTATGTACTAGCCAAGTTTTTTCTATTTTATCTTTATATAATGTAACCCTACAGCAAGTATCCTTACCTACTTTTTGTTTTAATACCCTACTCTTCCAGACACGAGAACCGTGCCTAGTAGAGTGAGTAGTTTTTCCTTCTTTTGATCGAATTTGACCATCTGTACTAGCTTCATAAATTCCTTCGTAACTAGGTATATCTTTCCATTCAATCATCGAATCACCTTCTTAGAACGGTAAATCCGACTCGTCAAATTCAAACACTTCTGTTTTTGTTGTTTCTTCAGGTTTAGAACTCTTCTGAACCGTTGAATTATCAGCAGGAGTATAATCTAGGTCATCTAATTCAAATGCCGTTTCAACTGCACCACTTGAGAAATTTCCTTTGTCTTCTAAATCCTTAATTTCAGGCTTAATTAGTCGTACTTCATTTACTCTGTCACCGAATACTCTCTTACCTTTGAAATCATCTAATGTATTAAATCCTGCTTCAATCATAATTTTCTGTTCTTCTGTTAAGTCATCTTCACTGAATTCTTTTTCTTCTGCCCCACTCACAATTTTCACATGGAATGGTAAGTGATAAACTTCTTTTCCTTTGACAGTCATGAATTTATCTAAGATATTATAGTGTGCTTTGTGCTTTGGATTCTCCCAATCATAATTCGATCCATTGAATACTGTTTCGTATGGGAAAAATACATCTTTTTTGTGTTGACCGTCATAACCTAAAATGTATGTATTGTATGTAATAGTTTTCTCTGATTTAAAAGCCGATTTATCTGCAACATCTTTGGTAAAGTATAAGTCAACAAATGCAGATAACTTGTTTGGCGTTTCTTCATCTACTAATTCAAGTGATTGAATTTTATAGTTAGTATAGAATTTACCATTCCAATATGATACTTCCACATTACCTTTTGCACGGAATTTCTTACCTTTTAATTTTTCCCCGTTCTTTTCAATAAATTCTACAGCATCTAATGTATGTAGGAATTCGTAACGATAAGGAACAGTTTCTTTAACTTGATTATAAAGAGATACTAACTTTTCTTTATCTTCTTGTGTTCCCTCTTCTTTATTTTCTAGGTTGTAAATTTCGCTTCGTAGTTTTCCGTATTTCTCTTTTTGCTCAGAATCAATAGTTAAATCAATAACTGTTTTTCTGAAGTCTGGAATTGAGTTTACTACATCTTGATTAAATCTCTCACTCCAAGGAATTTCAATTTTAGATGATTCTTCCCCAAATACTTTTTTAGTTGTTGCAAGGATTTTGTTCTCTTTGTTATTGCTCCAACCGCCTTCTAATGCAATAAACACTCCATTATTTTGTGATTCATTGATAGACACTGAAAGTTGTTTCTTATTCCATCCTGAATCGTAGTTGAATAATTTTACTGGCTCTTTCCCATAGTTTAATTTCCCTACAAATTCGAATGTGTTATAAATACGTGCCAATTGACATTTCCCCTTTTCATTTAAGTTTATATGTAGTTGCTCATTGCTAACTAATTTATGTATTACTTTGTTAATTTACCACTCAATTTTAATTTCTGCTCGTGGCTCATCACTGTAAAACTTTCTAACGTGTAATTCATTGATAAGACTATCATCTTGCCAAATCACACCTGTTAATCCATCTTTGATACCCTTAGCTAAATTATCGGTATCAGGCTTCTTCAAGTGTGCATTTTCATTGTCTATTATTTCTTGTCGTTGTTTCTTTGTGTAACTTTTTGGAATCTTTATGTACACATCAATACTTAAAGTAATCTTACTATCAATCAATTGTTCTGGGGCAAATTCTTTAGCGACCTCAGCAACATACTCTTTATACTTTCTTGACTTAGGAGGATCATAAGTTTTTACAAATCCACCTCTGTTTGAAAATCTTGGTCGTTCTTGAGGTTGTACATCTCCATCAATTGAGAATTGAATTATGTTCCCTATCAATATACCATCCTACTTTCCAAACTTTATATTTCATACTTCATCTCCCTTTCCTCTTATGTTAAGGATTACCAACTCCTTACAATATCTATATTACACTACCAGTTATTGTTTGTCTACTATTTATTTATTATTTATTTAATAAATTTTCAACTTCTTTTATTTCCCACTTTAAGATAGCTGTATTGTTATCAATCTGCAATAATCTCCATGCTTGAGGATATTGCGTATTAGAATAACACCAATAGTATCCTAGCTCATTTCTAATGACATGTGTAAATCTAGGATCATTTGCAATAGCAACTTGACCAACTTGCAGCGTATCAATCATTTGTCCGGTTGTTAATTCCAATATGCATTGCTCCCTTATTTAACTTCTTCAAACTCATAATATGTATTGTTTGTAGTTACTTTTAGATATCCATCAGCATCAGTAAAGCTTCTTACTGTAGAAGTATTCACCCCTTGTAAATCATCGTACATTATTAGTATCGACTTACCAATTTCAACATATGGAATTCTTACCAACTGTCCTTTACGTTTCTTTTCACGTTCATGAATTGATCCGTCTGCATTTCTACATTTACGTAGAATATATTCCTTCATTAAATACCTCCTCATTCAACTTCCATTAAATGAAATCTTTTATTGTAAAATACGTAGCATATTTATGATAATTTATGTATTTATATGTTAATAATTTGATATTTTTATTCCTCTTCACTTAGCCAAACTTCTAAAATTTTACCTTCTTCTACATCTATGTGTAAATTAATCTCTGGAAAGTCGATCAAGGTGTAATAGCCAATTACAGTATCATCTTCACCTTCGTATTGATCACCAAAGACTTCTGATTTCATCCAGTCACTTTGCCAATGCAGTTTAGAATAATCCAATTAATCACCTTCTCTTATGACATTACTTTTTCAATACTTATTTCTACATTTATATTATCCTTTGAATACAGATGATCATGGATTGTTGCTAATAGTTCTTCCAATGTAAGTTGACCAATGAATGTATAATCCAAGTACACTCTATATTTTTCCATATAAAACATCCCATCTGTTACTTTTATTTGAACTACCCCCAGCCGTATTCTTTTGATAAATCTTCATATGTGCCTTTTAAATCATGTGCTTCGTTTTCAATAATTTTTAGCAACTCTTCCTTAGAATACTTATCAGCATTACTTACTACTTCATACAAATATTTATATGAAGTTTCAATATCTCTCCCAACATCCCATATAACACTTGCCATTTTATTCTCCCTTTCTAATAAAAGCAAAATTTCATTGTAAGTTTACTTATCGTTCAATTTCTACAAAAGTAAAATGGACTTCATCATTATCCCAGGGATAGCCTTTTTCACTTTCACTACCAAGTTTCATAAATGACATATCCCCATATTTATCTGTTGTGGCTTGTTTAACTTTTTCTAAATCATCATTTAGATGAACGCTAATTACCTCTTCTACATTGTCGTGAGTCATTGTTACGTAATATCCCATATAGACAACTCCTTTTTATGTATTATTTATTTGATTCGATATAAAACTTACTGTCAT